ACGTCCATCGTTATCTTGCATTGATAACTTTGCCCGTTGAGGTTTACCTCCAGTTCCCCGCGCTTTGGGTTTGACATTGGTTACTTCCTTTCCACTTATTAAAAGTTCCTCATTGCGATTAGCTACGTTAATAACGCTTTCTGCAATATAAGATTTCCCCCCAACCTTGAAATGATCACCCACTTCAAGTGCTGAGGAAAAACCCATTACAAAATCGCATTGAGAATTTGATTTGACCCAGCCAGAAAAAGTTAAGCCATCAACCTCTATTTCAACACTGAGCCAACTCATTTTTATTCTGGTGTAAACGCAAAAGTTCCAGCGCTCTCAAGACTGATTGAGTATGTAACTTCGCCGTTATATTCACCAGCATATTCGATAGATGAAATCATCATAGGACCAGCGAATGTTCCAAACCCAGGTACTACTACATCAAAATCAGTAAATGTTCCTGCTGTTCTTTGAGCATCAAAAGCTGTGCGAACAGCCGCTTCTGATGGCTGATCAGTAAATACACCTGAACCAGATGCGGTAAATGATTGGACACCACCACCGCCTAAAAGCTGCCTTAAACCAGAGCTATCCTTGGTTGTTACGTCAACCGCTTCATCGTTCATTGTAATTGAAGTTGACCGCAACCCAGCAACAGTTGTCGCTGTTCCGCCTATATCAACTTTCAGTAGCATTGCGGAGCCTTTTTGTGCCGCCATGTTCTTATCTCCTTAGTTATCAAACACAATGGCGCGAAATCTCATGACCCCATGCCGCGTTATTCCATCAGGTTCTTCAAGGGTTGTGGCGAACTCTTGCCGTATGTTTACCAGTGAAGCACCTGACACAGTTATAGCAGCATTATGAAGGTTTTGGTAGACCTGTTGCATAATGTGCTTTATTTCATATCTGCCCCGATATTCAGACCAAACATGAATGGTTAGTGTATGCTCCACCGCATCCACGGTTTTCGTGCCATCATTGATGGCGGTTTCTTCCCCAATATTGATATATGGCGCAGAAGTTCCCTCTGGAATATCATCATATACTGGTACGTCCGCAACGCTGGCACCAGTTATGGTTGCATCGTTTAGCTTTGCGTATATCGCCTTTTGTAGGTTCCATGAGTGTAACGCCATTTAAACGCCCCTTGACCGCAAACGTGCAAACATTCTTCTGATCTTTGGCTTGTTTTCTTCAAGTGCTGGTTGAAGATATGGCCTAGCGCCCATCTTGCTTGTGCCAAACTCTAAGAAGCCAGAGTAATCTGCACGGCTTTCAACAGCCCCGCCTAGCTTATCAGCGTCTAAAACCATAAAAATATTGCTTGCGAGAAATCCAGTATCAGAGTTTGGAGGATTACCAGCAACGGAGGCGGTGTGCTTACCATAGGTTCTGCCCTTGCTCTGGTGTTGCTGTATGCTTGTTTTCGCGGTGTTCATGGTATCTTGGACACCAGATGCAATAATATTTTTCGCAACAGAGGCGTATTTTGCCTCGATCTTAGCGTACCTTGGATTTCGCGTGACCCTAGTTTTAATTGAACTCATGAGGCGACCCCTTCTTCACAATCAAGATCAAGATACTTGAAGAGGTTATCGACATTCAAAACCCCATTGATCGTGAAGGTTCTTGTAGTCTGAACGCCGTTGCGGCGATATGTTTGAACCAATCTATTGGCGGTTGTTAAATCCGTTCTGTACCGAACGCGCACAGTGCTGCGAAGCGCATCCCTAAGCTTATCAGCAAATACCGCCTCATTGGAGGATTGCGGGGTTATGCTTGCGAAAACAGTAGCCACCTTTGTCCAAGCAATAGAAGATCCACCGCCTTGATCTGAGGTTCTTGTAGCAGCTTGTAGCTCAAGCCTATTTCGCATATTCCCGATAGACATTTAGCCAATCCCCGCCCTTACCATTCCCTTGTATGGCGTCGAACTAAACCTCATTATTTGATATGGCTGCAAAAGCTGCGTTAGGAGTTTAGGAGGCTGCGGAGGTGGTTGTGCCATATCCCGCCGTGTAAGTTATTTTTAATGCGTTAGAACCTCGCAATTCTGTGGGATATGAGCCGCCATCTCTAAGAATAACGCGGGCTGGCTCCCTGATTGTATCAACATAATAATTCTTTGCTGACCATGTTGTTTCTGTGTCTTGTTCAATTATATTTAAAGCACCGCCCATGCCGCCATGATTTGAACAGTAATAGTAAAGCTCGACCCCTAGATCGTTGGGCACTGTTATCTCAAGATATGATCCTGCAGTTCCCGCTGTGCCGCTAGTTGTCACGCCTGTTGTGTAGGGGGAACCGCCAGCATGTATTCCATTAGGAGTTTCTGATAGACGAAAAGGATGACCGCTATTACTAGCATCATCTTGTTTAAACCTATATGTAGAATTTCTTTTGAGGGTTAAGGTTTGCTGAGACGTTCCGTCTATCACAAACACGCCGCCCGCAACGGTTACGTCATATTCTAAATCTTCTGCATCACCATCATTATAATATTTAATATCTGAAACAGCGATTGCAGGGGCTAGGGCTAACTCAATGTGGTTTTTATAATTTACAACATCTGGGCCAGTTTTCCAGCCTTCCCATAAGGGCATATCAACAGGAACAAAACCATCCATCCATTGCTGCATGGTGCGGGTTATGAGCGCTCGACCTGTGTAATTTTCAGCCCATTCACGCGCTGCAATAATAAAACTCATTACAAGAGTTTCATCTACATCATCGTCAAGTCTAAGAGCGTCACGAACTTCTATAACTGTAAGCGGCTCTCTTGCGGGCTGCGTTTCTACGACTAATCCACTCATGATATATCATCCGTAATTGTTATTCTGATAAAGTCAGAATTTGGGAATGTTTCAACTTTTCCATCTACGAAGGTTATTTGAAATTCAGCCTCATAAGAGCCTATTGTATCTGTATCAGCCGCGACCCATTCATATCGGACCTGACCGCCATCAGCATCATGTATGATGGCCGCAGCACTTGTTTTTACTGCTGTCTGCCCAACGGCCCGCATCTTAAACATTGCAGTCGCAGCGGTAAGGTCTACCGCAGCGTCATTGCCATCTTTGAGAGTTACAAGAATGATCGGGGCTGTATCGTTTTGCTTAATGTAAAAAGCCATGCGCTGCGTCCATTAGTTTCTAGCCGCACTCTACACGAAAAGATTGCGTAAGTTAAGCCGCTTCGTTTACTTCGTTTACTTGAAGCACAATCGCTGAGTTTTTAGATTGGACTTCTACCGCCGTATTTTCTGACGGATCTTCTACCACAATATTTTCGCTATCCCTTTCATCGGCATATCTACCTAAGCCAACATCATAAATCAGATCAGGGATAATCGGAGCGCCCGTTGTTATGTTGTTTGGCGTTAGGATATGCACTTGCCCAAAGGACGCGCTTGGAACGCTAGGAGCGCCCGTTGAGATATTCGCAGTGGTAAACCCGTAAATAAAGTTTGGATCAATATCGGGTACGCTGGGCGCTCCTGTGGCAATCCCCTGACCACCTAAAATGTGGGTTTGATTGAAGGCCGCGCTATCAATTATAGGAACGCCAGTAACAGTATCAGGTGTTGTAAAAATATGCTCTTGAGTAATAGAAGCATTATCAATGACAGGAGCGCCAGTTGTTATGTCTGGCGTTGTAAGAATATGAACTTGCTCAATAAGAGGAGAGCCAACATCTACTGGATCTGTCGAGAAGCCTTGCGGAGTTATAACATGGTTCTGAGAAATAGCCGCAGTTCCAAGCGTAGGATTGCTCGAATTGAAGCCCTCACCTACAAGAATGTGCGTTTGGTTTATTAATGCGGTTCCTACATCTGGATTTCCTGATGTCAAATCCGCACCTAGCAACTGATGATCTTGCTCTATCGCGGCAGTTCCAAGGACAGGCGCACCCGTATCAAGATTAGGCGCGTCAAATGTTTCTTCCTCTGACATTGTGCAATTATCAACAACTGGCACTCCCGCAGAAAAGCCTGTGGCAGAAAGAACATGAGTTTGATTTATTGAGGTATCCGCAACTGTAGCCGCACCAGAAGTTATTGAGCTTCCAGCTATAATATGATCTTGATTTATACCCGCAGACCCAACAATAGGCGCACCAGTATCTAAGTTATTTCCGCTCAAGATATGTTCTTGATTTATAGCTGCAGTTCCGAGATCAGGAAAACCCGCGTCTAAATCATTGCCCGCCAGAACATGGGTTTGCGAAATAGGTGTAGAGCCAACCGACACAGCCCCCGTGCTTATGGTTTGAGGCGCAATAACATGATCTTGATTTATGGTTGTATTAAGAACTGTAGGCGCACCAGATGTAATATCATTGGCTGAAAGCGGGATTTTAGGAGTTAGAACAGTTTGCCCTATAGAAACCGCGCCAGTTGTTATATCATTTGCAGCAAGATTATGACCTTGTACAAATGTAATATGGGGAATAATTGGAGAGCCAGTAAACAGATTTGCCGTTCCAAACGTCTCATCTTCAGCCATGTTGGCAGTCGGGACGTCAGGAGCACCAGATGTTATACCTTGCGGACTAAAAACATGATTTCCAGCAATATTAGTAGATCCGACAGAGGGCGCACCTGTTGTAATACCTTCAGCACCTAGAACATGATTTTGAGCAATAGCCGTTGTCGCAACGCTAGGCGCGGCGGTTGTAATTGATTGACCGCCCAAAACATAAAGATGGGTAGCTGCGGAAAATGGCTGAGTACTAAATGGATTTAAAGCGTTCATGGCAAACCTCTATTTTCCGCACCATATCAAATTTATATGTTTACGTCACCCTGATAGCGGCTTGTCCACATAGTCAAAGAATATTTAACACCAGATTTTAAGGGATTGACCTTGTGCCCATGCGTAACTGCGCTTGGAAATAGGATGCAATGCCCCAAGGGAACATTGATATTTGAAAAGTTTTGATGCGGGAAAATCAATTCCGCGCCCTCATAATCTTCGTTAAGCTTTACGCTTCCAGTTACTAAAGATGCATCAGTATGAAATTCAAGGCTAGTCTGTGTATCCATCGCATAACGCATAGCGAAAGCATCCCGTAAGCCAATATGCTCCATTGGGGTCCATTTACTTTCTGCAATCTTTCCTAGATGGTCTTTCCACGCTTTCTCAAGCTCTGCCCACAGCCCAAGCTTGTCTGCCCTAATCTCTTGCGCGGGGAACTTATCGCCCGCCATTTGACCCCATCCACCTACTGCCTCAGATTTGGCAATTATATCTTTGCATTGTGCTTCTGAAAGGAAAGGAACGACAAGAATATCTTTTGCGACCTCATCATAATTTAAGGAATTTACTGGCGGGCTTTCAATGGCGCTTTGGGTATATCCAAACTTATCCGCTAAAGAGTTAAATCTAGCTTTCGCGTCATCGCCGCCATTCCCATGATATATGCAAGGGCAACACATCCCGTTAGATATTTGCTGACCGTCAAAGCTTACCTCGTCATCGCACTGAAAGATATAACCCTCATGGTCTAGCTTTACGTTTAGCCCATTAGCCCCAAGATACCGCTTCTGCATCCATAGCTGATCGTCTTGGTCATTTGCCACCACCTCGCTAAAGAAATGATTTAGACGCGCTACCTTGCCCATATACACGCCGCTGTTGAGATATTTGTAGGGCGTTGGCGTCATGGGGAACTGTGGGGCTATTGTCGGCTCGGGCCAGCAAGATTTCTCCGCTGCAAATAAAATATCACAATCAAACCCATCAAAACGCTCTTTGATTGAATGAATGTTATCTGTGAATAAAACATCGTACCCATCAACGAAAAGAACAATATCCTCATCAGGTAAGGTTTGGATATGGCTACGAACAAGGTTGATCTTGTGACCCCCGCCCTGCCCTTCCATCGTGCCGCCGCCCCACTCGACGCCGCGTCCTAGATTTAGATACGTTATGCCGTGGCGCTTGGCTGACTGCTCAAGACCCCACATTTTATTTTCATCTGTTCCAACAGTAATAATATGAGTTTGCATTGATCCACCTTCAATT